GTTTGCGCTAGCCTTCGCATTATTAAATAGTAACGATGACACACCTGCTGCGGTAAACAGATTTTGCTCCGCTTCAGCAACAGTATCAGTATCGGCAGTATTGCTACGCTCAAAACTGATTTTGTCAATATCCATCGGAGATAAAACAGAACCGATTTCTTCCGGCAACACTGCGTCGAGATTTTGCCAAAAGTCTACCGCTTTGTTGTAATCTATTTGCCAGTCTCCATCGTCACTCAGACCCAGTTTCATAACCAACATGGCATAATTCTCAAGCGCAGTCTTTGTTTGCTTTAAGGATTTATAATCTTCAATATCATAAATTTCTCTAAGGATACCGGCGAATGGGGGAATTGAGTAACTAAGTATGTCGTTATTACACTTAACAGCAAACGAGGTAGGAGAGTCGAGCTCCTGGTATCTCATATTTCTGTTGCTCTTATATTGATTGTACTTAGTGGTAAACTCAGAAGGATAGAAAGGTAAATCGCTCTCTCTCGAACTGAAGTACGAAAAATCAAAAGACACGTTAGGAACATTGCCCTCAATCGTCGAGATACTACAATAGTCAGAGGGGAGCTGTTGAACGGTTATGCTGTCGGCTGTGACCCAAAGCGTTCCATAAAAACAATCTTCTCTTAAACATACGGAAAGTATTTTAGGGAACTGCGTCTTTACAGACATCGACGATAATGTGTTTAGGACTTTTCGATAGTTATTGTTTATAGTCTTCACATTAGCCTTTGAAGGATCAACCTTATAAGGGGATACAACATACGCAAGATCAGACAGACTGACAAAGTACTGTATTAACCGTCTGAAATGTGAACTTGCCCCATAAATATAAACAACGGCATCTCGTAGCTGCTTCTCGTATGTATACGGATTCTGCAGATATGTCGCGATGTCGTCTTTGGAATACTTATAAAATGTAGGTGCGGTCGGATTGTTGTTTAAGTCTCTGAGTATTAGATGATTCAGAGCGGCAAAGTTCTTTCAGACGGAAGGTTTTCGTAGATGCCATATCCAGCGGTGCTCTCTTTGCGTGAGCCGCACCATCTGAGCTGTCAAGTGCGGGTTCACCTAATTTTATATTTGTCCTATGGCTATCTTCCAAACTCTCACCTCTTTTCTATCGTATTTTTGGAGCGCGAAATCTAAAAATGTCACTGACTTGGAAGTTTGCGCTCTGCTTCTTCCCAAGCTTAGCCTCAAGTTGAGTCGCGACATAATAGTTGTAGCTAAGACTGGAGTACCGGTCTTTGCGCATTGTAGACTTTTCGCTGATTTTAACTCTTCCGCTGCTTTCTTCGTGCTGCAATTTAATGAGCTCATCGATCAGCAATGTAGTATGTACATATGGCATGCGCAGGGAAAGACGTTCTGTCTCGCTTAGCGAGCCGTACCCTTTAATATCAGCAAGGGCAGAGTCGCCATCTTGATCAGGCACTAAAAGTCTGATTTTGCCACTGCGGAACGCTTCGCGCAATAACAGCGCACACTCGGAGTTGATTACCGGGTTGGCCTTGATTGCCCAAATAACCTTATCAGCAGAGCGTGATACGCACCGGTCGGCCATCTCCTGATTATTGCAGCATGACAGGGCAGGGTATATTTCGCCCGTGTCAGGATCAACCATGTCCTTCGCAAGCTCGTCATATACGCCAAGTCCGAGTCCGTTTGCGTCCAGCACTATGTAGTCACACTGGAACTCTTCGTACAAGCGACGTATCATAAGAGCTTGCTCATCTGTACGTAATCCTTCGGCGCTGTCGCTATAAACAATATTGCTTGTATAGCGTCCGCCGCGAGACGGAAGCATCTGATTAATAAACAGAGCAGAAGCGTCATTACGGTTCTTCTTACTGGACATCAATGCGATATCGGCAGAAAGAATGCGTATTTCTCCCTGAAGCTTCGCAGGGACGCGAACCTTAGCGCTATTATTGAGAAGCCCGGCAAGCTTAGGCGGCAGCATGGGATACCTGATTTTCCGCGTCTTAGAGATGGAATCATAACTAAAGAATGTTCCACTCTCATCTCCCCAAAATAGACATTCCATTTCCATTGACCAGGTTATCTCGTTGAAGCCAGCTTCGGACATTTCATCAGCAACAGCCTCTCGGTTTAAAAGCCCTTCACTCATTGAAAGCTGGTAGGGGAGGCCACATACGAAAAAGTTGTCCTCACATACCATGTGCTCGGCGTAATCGCGAACCTTATCGTAACTCCAATTATCCTTATAATAAGCAGAGCTAAGATATATCTCTTTGTTACGCTCAATCAGATGGCTATATTTAGGATTGTCTATATAACCCGGATGACGTGCGTCAGTCAGGAATTTCCGCAGAACTGTTCCCACAGTCTCCTTATCAATCATTCTGAACTCATCACAAAGTAAAATTGTGGCACGGTTGCCTCTAGCAGAATCACTAGCGGTGACAACCTTGATAGACGATCCGTTTTTAAATAGTACATACGCATTTGATGCAGATAGTTTAATTTCCTCGACTTCGTTCTGAAGGAGCGGAGATCGAGGAAACAGTTCAATTTTAATTTTTTCTAAAATGTTTAAACTCTGCCCTCGTGTACCGGAAGCGATAATTACTTTGGTACCGGGGAAAAGTATGCAGCGAACACAGCAAAATATCGCCAACAGGAATGTTTTTCCTTGCAATGTGTTATCCTTAAAGCTTTTTATCTTTAAGTTCTTGCGGTTCATTTTCCCGCAAGTTCAGCATATATTTTCACCCCCCAAGGCGAGGGTGGTGGACACTCGTGGGTTGATTATTGCTCTCATAGCGCTCACAACCTATGCGTTACGGTGATGTGTGATTTCACATTTACCTCGGTATTGGCATCTCAGCGTTTACCGATTTTGCCCACTTATTGCCCGTATATTACTATGCGGCGAGGCCGTGTTAACCTCTCGCGGCGATGTAACAGAAAAAATTGCTGATGTTCATCATGAAAATCAGTATCTTTTGGAATAGTTTAAGTTTTACATGTAAATAGTCTTCAACAAATCGTTGGGGATTTGCCCTGTAGAACGCCGTCCATAATTCAACACTCTTTAAAAATACATGCTCTCGCTCACTCATTGGCACTCACCGGAGCATCGTCTTGAGGTTCTGTGTGAGCAAAGATATCTTCTATGATAGCGTCATCATCTTCGCCCTCATATTCAGGTCGCTCAACACGCAACTTCGCCATCTCGTCCTCATACAATTTGCTGTACGAGTTTTTGATTTTAAGCATCTTGCAAAGATGCCCGAAGAACCAAACGGTAATATATTTTCTGATGCCATCGATATCTTGAAACTGAGGATCGGGCTCGGCAATAGGACGAGTGTCTTCGATTTTTCTAATCCACACACCAAAAGGCGTGGATTCATTAAGAGAACCTTCAACAGCTTTCTTCTTATCAGGGCGAATATTTAGGCTGGCAATAATTGAGTTAAGAGTATTGACTTCTTTTTCTATGGACTTGTTTTGAGAGCGCGACTGCGCGATGCTGATTTCAAGGTTACACACCTGACGCAGGAGAGCCTCCTCACCAATAGTTAGCTCGGCATCGTCCGGATACTGACCAAGCCAGTACTGATAGCGCTCATTGAGTTGCCAGTACATAGAGTCGCTGTAGCCCGGCCCCCAAAAGCTCTTGATTTCATCAGGGGGGATATCGCAATCAGGCTCCTCGGCGTCGTCAGTCGTTTCTTGCCTAGGAGGGGTTACGCTGCCTATTCCAAATGACCAAAGAGCGCCATATTCACGAAGCGTATCGTCATAACACTTACCGGCGCACTTTGGGGAGTTTGTCGCTGTTATGTATGAAGTCATCATGGAGCGCTGAGAATTGCGCTTGACTACATTATTAAAAATGCCTTGATTCCAATATAAGTCGAGTTTGCGGCATACTTGACGTACAGCAAGCGCTTCTGACTTGCACTCGGAAAAATAGCTCTCATACATCTGATCGATACAGCTGCGGCAATAGGGAATATATCCGTTACCCTTATACAGCGGACCATAATTAACAGGGAAGTTGCCTTTTAGTCTGCCGTATGCCTTACCACATTTGCGGCACATAGTGCTCGAAACGTTTATATCAATTGCGGCCATTCTTACTCACCGTCCAACTCAGGATCGTCGAGCTCACATTCCTCGTAGTAAGAAATTGAAGGGTCACTTCCATTACCACTAACTCTAGCAATTGCTTTGAGTTTGTCGCTTGCGGCGAAATATGGGAGCCGCCTTTCCGGAACATCTACAATCTCGTTAGTGTCCAGGCGACGAACCTTACCTGCGGCTCTCGTTTTTACGCCCAATATACCCAGGCCGTTCAGCTTGATCGCGTCGCCCTTAGCTAGAGTTTCATAAATAAGCTCTATGCATGCCTCTATGACAGCAGCAACATCAGCTTCGTCTATGGTAACTTTCTTGACTCTGCCGGTCACATCAAAGCGGTTGGTGTTGCCACAATTATCTGATATAGTAAAAGAATGTTTGGGTATCTTTACAGTCTTGCGGTATCCGGCGCTGCGGATTATCTGAGATACCCTCAATATCAGCTCTTTCTTCGTTACATTCATTTATTCACTTCCTTTTTCTCTGTGCTTTACTTGACATACGACAAGTTCGGCATTAAAATCGTTCTGAGAAAGTGCGATATTGTGCCGGAAGTCTACCGACCCACATAAGGAGAAATCCGCCCATATAACGCACAAAGCGGAGGCTGAATAGCCTCCGCTTCTGTTTTAATTTAGAGCTACATCATATGTGCAGCGTATACCATTTTGGTCACAAACGCAGACCGCTTGCTCAGGTCTGCCGAAAATTCGCTTTTGGACACAATAATCATCCATTCCCATAAATGAACCGCCCATAACAACCTTGATACCCTGTATCACATCTACTTTGTTATGGTGCTTATGTCCAGCAAGAACTGCATATATCGGTTGACCAACCATAGTCTGAATAGCTTGAATCTTAGCAGGCGTTTCATCAAAATCTCCATGCACACCTACATAGAGCTTGCCACGAATATCGATAAGATACATTGTGTCATCAATACGATTATCGCTTATAAATATGTTCTCAAAGGTTTGTAGCCTGGCATTAAGATACCAGCCAATAAGATCATCAAGTCTTTCGCTGAGCAAAGCTCTCTCCTTAGTATCCATTCGGCTATGATTGCCGGGAACACTTAAGAATATTACTGATTTAAAATAGGGACTGAGTGCGGCAAGAAATTCTGCTATAAGCTCAGACACTCCTTTGATCTGCTCTATTACATTCTCTTTGTTGGTCACAGCGATAGAGTGATGAATAGATCCGCTAATTTCATCGCCGTTACACCAAATGATGCAATTTTCACTGTTATGTATCTGTTGAATCTCAAGTATCCTATCTATATAGTGCTCAAACATTTCTGCGCAGACTTCTGAATTGTACGTGTTCCAATAATTTTTAACGTTAGCACCATAATGAATATCATTGAGACTAACCAACAAGTCATTGTCCGACGGCGTAAACTCGTGAGGAATATAATTTAGTACAGGAAGGTCGCTATCCGCGATTGCTTTGACAAGTATGTCATTTAGTTCTTCCTGCCGAGAGCGCTCTCTAAGCAGCTTATTAAAAGCAGCTCGATAATCAAAAAACTTTTGTCGCTCTTTCTGCAATTCAAAACGCTTTATATCTAACTCACCGAGTAAACCATCAGCGGCTAATGCATCTTCGCTTTGACGCTCTATCAGTTCGAGTGTCTTACGGGATCCATATGCCATACGTCGCGCAACGTCACTGCTGTATGACTGCCCATAAAGCTCCTCAGCCAGTTCAGAGTAATCGACATCAGCTAAAGTCTTATCTACAAGCTTACCGTAGACAAGCCGTTTCTGATATTCAAAATTACTTTCATTTTGCTTTTGATATAATTCCATCGATGACACCTCCAATTTCC